TGGGTGCCGTGGATGAAATTGAACCAAAAGTGCCCGAGAGGAGGCGGCGGCATGGCGACGGGCAAGTTTCAGAAATGGCTGACGCCCGACGGCCTGATGCTGCTGACGGCCTGGGCGCGGGACGGTCTGAGCAATGAGCAGATCGCCCGGAAGATTGGGATTAATCCCGACACGCTGTATGCCTGGAAGAAGCGATTCCCCGAGATTTCCGAGGCTTTAGCGCGCGGGAAGGAGCCCGTGGACGTCGAGGTGGAGAACGCGCTGCACAAGCTGGCGACGGGCTATACGGTGCCGGTGCAAAAGACATTCAAGGTGAAACGGGTGTACTTTGACGACAAGGGGCGGCGGTGCGAAGCCGAGGAGCTGGCCGTGGGCTATGACGAGGTGCACGTGCCGGCGAACGTGAACGCGCAGAAATTCTGGCTGGCGAACCGCAAGCCGGAGGCCTGGCGTGAGAAGGTGGAGGCCGAGGTCTCCGGGGAGGCGCTGGATCGGGCGCGGGAGCTGCTCGGGGGGATCAAGAGTGTTATCGAGTAAACAGCAGGAGTTCCTGGACAACTGCTCCCGGCGCTGGAACGTGAAGACCGGGGCGACTGGCAGCGGAAAGACCTGGCTGGATTACGCGGTGGTGATTCCCCAGCGCCTGCTGGCCTTGCGGGGCGAGGGCGCGGCGGTGATTCTGGGCAACACCCAGGGCACGGCCAACCGCAACATCCTGGAGCCGATGCGGGACATCTGGGGCGACGCGCTGGTGGGCACGATCAACAGCAGCGACAATTCCGCGAAGCTGTTCGGCAAAAAGGTCTACGTCATGGGCGCGGACAACAAGAAGCACGTCGCCCGAATTCAGGGCATGACCATCGAATACGCCTACGGCGACGAGGTGACCACCTGGGCCGAGGACGTGTTTCAGATGCTCAAGAGCCGCTTGCGTTGCGCCCACAGCCACTTTGACGGGACCTGCAACCCGGACGCGCCCCAGCACTGGTTTAAAAAGTTCCTGGACAGCGGCGCGGATGTGTTCAACCAGGCGTCCACGATCTTTGACAATCCGTTTCTGCCGAAGGAGTTCGTGGATAACCTGTGTAAGGAGTACGCGGGGACGGTGTATTACAACCGCTTCATCCTCGGGCAGTGGGTGGCCGCTGAGGGCGTGGTTTACCGGCAGTTCGCCGACGACCCGGAGCGGTTCATCCTGGACGACCTTCCCGAGGGCGACGCGATCCGCAACGCCGTGATCGGCGTGGACTTTGGCGGCGGCACCAGCGCCCACGCCTTCTGCTGCATGGGGTTTACCGTGCGGGGGCGGCTGGTGGTGCTGGACGAGTACCACGAAAAAGCCGCGTTGACGCCGGAGAAGCTGGCGCGGGACTTCGTGGACTTCGTGCGGCGGTGCAAGGCGCGGTGGATCGTGTCTGACTGCTGGTGTGATTCGGCGGAACAGACGCTGATCAACGGATTGAGAAGCGCGGCGGCCTCGGCGGGGCTGGGGCTGAACATCGGCAATTCGGCGAAAAAGCCGATTAATGACAGGATAAGAGCGACCTGCATCCTCATGGGGGCGGGGCGCTTTTTTGTGGCGCGGCAGTGCGTCGAGACCATCGACGCACTGAAGAGCGCGCTGTGGGACAGCAAAAAGCTGACCGAGGACGTGCGGCTGGACGACGGAACGACGAACATAGATAATCTGGACGCCATGGAATACACCTTCGAGCGTGAGATTCCGGCGCTGATTGACGGGTGGAGGTTTACCGCGTGAGCGGTGCAAAGGCGGTGAAGCCGTTGAATGTATGGGACAAAATCAAGAGCTGGGGGCGAGGGCTGATGCAGAGGACGGTGACGGCGACGGGCATCGCCCGCGAGTTCAAGGATATTTTTGAGCTGGGCGACGTGCCGGCGTTCAACCAGTTTTACTATTTTGGCATTTTCATCTGGAAGGCGCTGTACCGGGGCTATTACAAGGACTGGCACCTGGTGCCGGTGGTGGCCGTGGGCGCGAAGCCCGGGCAGACGCGGCAGCTGTTCCGGCTGAATACGGCCAAGGCCGTGAGCGCGGAGCTGGCCTCGCTGGTGTGGGGCGAGGAGGCGCAGTTCTCCGTCAGCACCAACGGCTGGGTGGAGCAGCGGAACGAGGACGGCGTTATCACCAACCCGGACCCGTTGAAGGGGTTCGTGGAGGACGTGCTGCGGCGAAACGCCTTCGGGGAGAAGCTGCAGGAGCTGATCGAGCAGGGGCTGGCACTCGGCGGCGCAACGATCAAAGTTTGGGCCGAGCCAGACCGGCGCGGGGTGGTTGACAGTGAAAACGGCGACGCGGCGCGGGTGATCCGGCTGGGCTACTGCATGGCCGACCAGTTTGTCCCGTTGGCGTGGGACAACGCACGGGTAACCGAGGGCGTGTTCATCAGTCGGCGCGCGCGCAAGGGGTGGTATTATACCCGGCTGGAGTGGCATCGGTGGAACGGCGAGACCTACGTCATTACCAATGAGCTGTACAAGTCCGAGATGCAGCGCGGCGCGATGGCGGGACAGAATCAGGATATTCTCGGCATTCGCTGTCCGACGACGGAGCTGCAGGAGATGTTTCCGGGGCTGGAGCCCGAGACCGTGGTACCGGTGGAGGAGAGCCTGTTCAGCTACTTCCGCACGCCCATCGCCAACAACATCGACGACAACTCGCCGCTGGGCGTCAGCATCTACGCGAACGCGTTGGAGACGCTGCATGCGATTGACATCTGCTATGATTCGTTCGTGACCGAGTTCCGGCTGGGGAAGAAGAAAATCATCGTGCCGGCGCGCTTCCTGCGCGCGGTGGTCGATCCGCAGACCGGGCGGCAGGTGCGGTACTTCGACCCGAACGACGAGACCTTCGTGGGCATGGCCGACGACGACGGCACGGCGGGCGTGAAGGACATCACCATGGAACTGCGGGTGGAGGAACACGTGGCTGCGCTGAACGCGCTGCTGTCGATTCTGTGCCTGCAGATCGGGTTCAGCGCGAACACGTTCAGCTTTGACGAGCACCAGGGCGGAATTAAGACCGCGACCGAGGTGGTCAGTGAGAACTCCAAGACCTTCAAGACCGTGCGGACGGTACAGAACCAGCTGCGGCCGATGCTGGAGCACATGGTGCGGAACATCATCGACGTGGCGATCCTGTACGGCATGGAATGGGAAGGTCAGAGCGTGGAGCGCCTGGCCGCCGGGGGCTGGGAAGTCAAGATCACGTTCGACGACGGCGTGACGCAGGACCGGCAGACAAACCTCAATGAAGGCGTGATGCTGGTGGGCGCGGGGCTGCTGTCGAAGTACAAGTTCCTGACAGACAAGAAGTTCGGGCAGGGGCTGACCGACAAGGAGGCCGCCGAGGAGCTGCAGCGGATCCGGGACGAACACCAGCAGACAGTGAGCGAGGAACAGGTAAGGCTGTACGGGGGCGGGGCGTGATGATCTATGGCAAACCCTGACTTCCTGGACGTGCTGGGCGAGGAGATGGGCCGAGTCTATGAGGCTTGTCACGACCGGCTGCTGATCAACCTGGCGCGGCATTTCCGCTTTTTGAAGCCCGGAGAACAGCCCGGCGGGGCGTTTGAGTATCAGGCAAAGAAGCTGCTGGAGATGGGACAGCTGACGCAGGAGAGCGTGGAGATCATCCGTGGAATGCTGGACGGTGCGGACCCGGCGCTGGCGGACTGCCTGGAGGCGGCCATCGTGGAGGCGCTGGAGGACGTGGAGCCCGAGTTGAGGAAGGCTGCCGAGGCGGGGCTGCTGGGCGAGGAGATGCCGCCGGAGATCAGCCCGAGGGCAACGGCGGCGTTTGAACGGTATTATGAGCAGAGCGCGGACAAGTTGAACCTGGTGAACACGGTCATGCTGGAGAGCACCGAGAACGCCTACCGGCAGATAGTGAGCGACATCGTCAACCGGATGCAGCGGGCGCAGACCATTATCGACGCGGCCACCGGCGAGGTGGTCGTCGGCGTGGAATCCTTCAACCAGGCCTTGAAGGACGCGGTGCGGAAACTGGTGGCCACGGGAATCACTGGATTCATCGACCACGGCGGACATCGGTGGCGGCCGGAGACCTACGTGGCCATGGACATGCGGACGACCTTTCACAACGTCAGCCGGGCGGCGTTTTTCGACCGCAACGCGGACTACGCGAACGACCTTTATCTGGTGAGCCAACACCCGGGGGCGCGTCCGCTGTGCTACCCGTGGCAGTGCAAGGTAATCAGCCGGACGGACCAGGCGAGGGACGTGACAGACGGTGCGGATCAGCCTGTACACGTCTACGCCCAGAGCGAGACGACATACGGGGAGCCGGCCGGGCTATTTGGCATTAACTGCGGGCATCACCCAGAGCTGTTCATACCAGGCGCGACGAAGGTGCCGGAGCTGCGGCAGAACGAGGACGAGAACGCGCGGCAATACGCCGAGAGCCAGAAGCAGCGCGGCCTGGAGCGGGAGTTCCGTAAGGCCCGGTTGGATCTGGACGTGGCGAAGGCCCAAGGCGACGAAGAAGGGCTGAGGCAAGCGCGGGAGAAACTGCAGGACGCCGACGCGAAGCTGGATCGGTTCACAAAGGAAACGGGCAGGAAGCGCCGACGGGAGCGGGAATACGCGCCGGTGAACGCCACCTGGCCGAAGCCTACGGGCGAAGGGGCCACGACAGTGCGCGACGCGCTGCGGGATTATTTCGAGCAAGGGGGGATGCTGAGTGGCATGTGAGCACAAGCGAATCATGAGCCGTAACTGCGTGCTGTACTGCATGGATTGCGGGGCGAAGATCGACCCGCCGAAGCCGGAGGAGAAGAAGCCGGTGAAGAAGCCGGCGAAGAAAACCAAAGCTGATTAAAGCGCCTTCGGGTGCTTTTTTCATACAACTACGTCCGGCGGGACGAAAAACACGCGGACGCATCCCATCACTCTATCGGGATGAGAAAAGGAGTGTAACATCATGGCGAACATTTTCACCAGGAAAGCGCTGAACGACATCATGGGCAACGAGGGACTGACGCCGGAGCAGCGGACCGAGCAAGTTTTCAGCCTGTACGGGCGCGCGCTGGACGACGGCTACATTGCCAAGGCGGCGGCACAGCAGGCCCAGCAGACGGCGCTGGAGAACGCCAAGGCCGAGTGGGAGAAGGGCATCAAGGTGCCCGACCCCAAGGAGAGCGACGACTACAAGACCTTGCAGAATCAGTTCAATGACTACAAGGCCATGCAGCAGGCGCGGACGTCCGAGGATTACAAGGGCGTCAAGGGCAAGTTCTTCGAGACGGTCTACGGCATGGTGGATCGCAAGGACGGGGCGAAACCCGTCGCGGAGCAGCTGGCGGACATCCGCAAGGGGTATGAGGAATACTTCGAGCCGGAAA